GCGATGTGCGCATCATGATCTTGATAGATGAACGCCTTAACAGGTTTCCCTTTGAGCACGTTCATGTTCTCGGTGACCGGATCAACAGGCTTCATGTCATCTTCAACAGGCACGAGCTTGTCGGCGTTCTTCACACCCAACACTTCAATCATCTGACGGTGCAACACAGGTAGGTCATAAATCTGCGGCGCTTGGCTTGCCAACTGCAACACCGCTTGGTACTGCATGATGCGCTGGGCCATTGTGCTGCTGTTGGGATCAGACACGGGGATCACGTCCACTTGGTCGTAGTCGCTCTGCTTGATCTCACGATCCTTCGTGAAGTCAGGCGTGTAGCTGTACTCCTCTGGGGTGTAGTCGCGGATGATCTCTTTGAGCAGCTTGAACTCTTGACGCATAGCGTAGTGCACACGAGCTTGCACAGCACCCATCGTTTTGAGTTGACGCTCAAGCAGCGCGAGGGTGGTACCTACTGGCGCGTTTGCGCTCATGTCGCTCACCTGCATGTCGGCAATAGAGCCAAGGCGACGAGCCTCTCCAGTGATCTTCTCCAACAATCCAGCCAGAACCTGTGACGGCTCCTTGTATGGCAAGGACATGATGTTGTCCTTGATTGCACCGCTCGGCACGTCCACGTCACGGAACTCGCCCGGAGCGATTGGGGTGTCATCACCCTTGATACGTGCGCCGCGAGTCTTCAGGCCACCGGGCAGATTAGACAGAGTGCCAGCATCAACAAGCTGGCGAATGATTGAAGTACCAGCGCGTGCATAACCACCAATGATGTGCACGAGGCCCATACCGTAGACACCAAAGCCCGGAATGTAGTTGTACTGTGCGAAGTGCTGACGCTTGAGTTGGAGTTCATCTTCTTCCTTCCAGTTGCGGCGGATTGCCAAAACTTCTTTTGTGCCACGCTCATACGTGATCACATACGGACGGGCGATGCCATCGGGGTCTTCGTAACCCGGCAGGTCGTAGTCCACGTGGACTTCGGCGAACTGATAACGGTCGTCATCTTGGGTGATGGAGAAGCCTTGCTCCTCGGCTTTTTTCTTCTCGATGTCGGTGCTGATGTTGACGGGATCACCCAACTCAACATCGCGGTAGAACCCTGCTACCTGCAACTTGCGCACATCGTTCTTGGTCTTGCGCATCAAGTGAGTAACACGCTCGGCAGTCTCAATGTTTGAAGCGCCGTAAGGGATGATGATGTCTTCTGCCGCCACGAACATAGACACTTGGCGACCCAGACCCGGATCGTAGTAGACCTTCTTGAAAGCTGCACCAGCCAAGCCAAGGTTAAACAGCATGCGCTCGTGCTCGGAGCGATACTCAACCATCTTCTCGGTCATCTGGTAGTTCATGTCCACACGGACACGTTCGGCAGCTTCTTCTTTGAGCTTGTCAATTGCACCGATGATCTCTGTCTTCACAGGGCCAGCGGCGGGGAAAGTTTCCATGATTGCTTCGGACTGGAAGCGGATAGCGGCTTCAGCCAGCAGCGTAGAGAAGACCCCACACGAACCGCTCCACGGCTCTGTGCGTTCCTCGTAACGGAGGCCCAACACTTCCAAGCCTTTGACGAATGTGTCTGCCCAGTCTTTGCGACTGTTGATGTCGGCAGTGATCATGTCGTCGAGGTCTTCGGCGATTGACGCCAGACTACTCTCGTCCATCTCCTCTGCGAGGTTGGCACCAAACTCACCACCTTCGGCAGCATCAGGCTCCAGTGTGATCTCCACACTGCCATCAGACAGTGTGACTTGCTCGGGGTCAACGATCTCGATCTCTAGGGCACTGTTACCGTCAGGTAACAACATGTCGTCTTCCACGCCTGTCGGGGCGGAGTACAGCCCCTTATCCATTGAACTTGTAGCCATACTCATGTTCCTTTACGTTTTGCGACTTTCTTCGCCGCAGGTTTTGTGACTGGCACCACTTTCTTTCGCAGTGCCTTGTATTTTTTGTCGAGCTTCTGGTAGTCCTCAGTGGACTTGCGAAGCTCAAACATCAGTCTATCGACAGCCGAATTGTGCTCTTGTGCCTTGATAAGTAAAGCGTTGCAGTATTTTCTGAGGTCGTCGTGGATACGCAGCATCTCGTTGGCGTAGCGCAGCATCAGTTCTTTGTGGTAGTCCGGGACACTCTTGTCGGTCATCCAGTGATTCTGTTTGTACCAGTCCTGCCACGTGATCGTGCGCTCGATCTCTTGCTTGTATGCGTCCAATTTCTCCATCATGTACATCTCATCTCTCCTTCTTAGTAGTACCTACTGCCACCGGAGTACCGCTTCGTTTTGAAGTAACGGACTTCCTCTGGCTCGTCGTCGGGCAACCGGATGAACCCACCTGCTCTGAAGCGCATGAGCGCCATCACAGTTGAGTCAACCAAGTCATCGTTTGCAGCAAATGGGAAGGCAGCGATTTCCTCGACCACCTCCTCTGCCCAACGTGTTTCTGGCACCCACACCAACCCTGACTGGATGATGTCGGCAACCGAGTTCAGACGCGCTGTTTTGTCGCCTGTCCCTCGGTGCGGGGTGAACTCCATCACAGGTATACCTGTGCGGCGAATCTCTTGATACAACTGCGTTCCCGAAGACTTCTTCTCCACGATGAACGCATCTGGCTCCCACTCTTTCCACTCGGTGTAGCACAGCCGTTTGAGTTCAGGGAACTCCACGCGCTTCTTGATTGAGTTGAGCAGGATGATGTTGTAGCGGTCTTCCTTCTCGTTGAGGAACACGCCCCACGTTGTGAGTGCTGTGAAGTCGGCACGGTTGTGCGCTTCCGCCGCTGAGTCCAGCGACATGATGATGTACTCACACTCGGGCGGTTCTTCTTCCTTCCAGAAGTTCCACCACTCGCGCTTGACGATGGCGGCTTCCTCGGCAGTGGGGTTCTGCTGGTACTGCGCGTTCCACTGGAACAGCGGCATCGACGCCTTGGTGCGCAACAGCGCCTTCATGTCGAAGAACTCAGGCCACAGCGGTTTCTGGATGACGGAGCCGTCAGGCTGGTCGATGTCCAAAATGGCTGGGAACTCGATCACTTCGTACTGATCAGAGCCTTCGTTCTGACCCATGTCCTTGACCACGCGCCCAGTCAAGTCGTTCAAGTGCCAACGTGTTTGGATGATCGCTACGCGACCACCGGGCATCAGACGTGTACGGGCACCGTAGGCGAACCACTCGTACGCCTTGTCGAAGACCTCAAAGTTGCCGTTCAGCACGTCCTGTTCGGAGTGTGGATCGTCAATCAGCAAGAGGTCAGCACCGCGACCCGCGATGGATGAGCCAATACCGCAAGCGAAATACTCACCGCCCACGTTCGTGTTCCAGCGTCCTGCGGACTTGGAGTCAGCCGCAAGGGTGACGGTTGGGAAGATCATGCGGTACGCATCGGTGTCGATGATGTTTCGCACCTTGCGACCGAAGTCCACCGCAAGGTCGGTGGTGTGGGACACCATCATGACCTTCTTGTCTGGGTGTCTGCCGATGAACCACGCTGGGAAGTAGATCGACACAAGCTGGCTCTTACCGTGGCGCGGTGGGATGTTCACGCACAAGCGGTCTTTCTGACCCTCGGCAATCTGCATCAGCAGGTCAGCCAAGATGCGGTGATGTTTGCCCACCTTGTAGTCGGGCTGCATGTGCTTGCAGAACTCGATCAGGTCGTCATAACACGCTGCTGCGTGTCGTCTTTCGGCTAGGGCGTCCGCCGCAGCCAAGATTTCTGCACGTTCTTCAGGCTCAAACTCCTCGATATGCTCGACCATGAAGTCGATTTCCTCGTCGGAGAGGTCATCTTTAACGGCAATTTGGGTCAATTTTCACCCCCGTTATTTTGGCTTTCTGGCCCGTTTTCAACGGTTTTTTGCGGATTTTCTGCAAAAACGGCCTTTTTATTGCCGTCTAAACCCTGTGAGAGCGTGATTCCAAGCTCTTGATCAAGGTCGATAGCCACAGGAGAAGATGTTTCCACGGGTGTTACATCCACCACATCTATCTTGGCACGCAGCTTGTTGAGCTTGTCCCGCAGGGTCTGCTTGAGTTCGTCTGTGGACTGGTGGGTGATCAGCACCTCGGTGCGCTCAGAAAAGAGGCCCACGTCACTGATTTTTCCAAGCAACTCAAGGGCGCGGATGCGCACCTTCGGATCGGGGTTGTCGGACTCCAGAATCAGCTTGTTTGTCACCAAGTGACGGATGTGTGTGGCCTTCTCGACCACTGCATGACCGAACTCGTCCAGCACCCCCTTGACCAAGATGAGACTGGCGGGGGTCATGGTGGAGATTTTGTTGGTGGTCAGCGACTGGCTGGCTTGGTTCTCGTCCTTGGCGAACGCTTCGACCACCGCAGTGGCGACATCCTTGTCGTCTGGCTTTGGAATCAGCAGTTCAGGGTTCAAACCTGCACCCAACAGCAGATCAATGGTCGCGCACGCAGCCTCTGCCCTTTCACGCAAGAGCGGATAGGGCATACCTTCCGGTGGCAGAGCCACCCCGATGTCAGGAGTGCAGACCAATGTCATATCAAATTGTGCGCTTATGTGGCGGGATGCCCCATAGAAGTTTTCACGTTAACACAAAACGCAAGCCCTTGGCAAGTGTGCTCAATTTTTTATACAAAAAATTTTCTTTATCAATTGTTTGTTTTTTATTTAAAAACACATCTTGTTGTATTTTATATAAAATTGTTAAATATTTTATATTTTCACTATCATTAGATTGATTTTTAATTATATCACATTTGTTATCTATGATCCTATTTATATTTTTTCCAAGAGATTCAATATATTTATTAATAT